CACCACAGGTAGTACCTGTGCCTGTTGATCAGATGGAGACATGGGGATACGATTTCGGGCCGATTGTGGAATGGGTGTTAAATCAGACAGGCGCAGAGTTTCCGGAAACATGAGTCAAGAATTGAAGACATTGCCTTACATCGGATTTCCGCCATTGGCAGTCTATTTAAGTTCCAAGGGAATTGATATCAATCTGATTTATGGGCTATCCGCTGTGATGCTCATGGATATCCTGACTGCCATCCTGATGTGGCTTCGGGTTGACCCATCGCGTATCAGGAGTAAGGTGCTGAAGCAGGGAATGACTGAGAAATTCGCGTCTCTCATTCCGGCCATCATTGTCTTCATTGTCCTCCTGGCAATTGACAAGGATGCTTCTGCCCTGGTGAATGGATATCTCACCATCCTACTGATTGCGGAAGGATATTCTGCCATCAGCAATGCACACAATGCATATCTTCGCGATGTGAAAGAGGAATTCGATGCTGTCTCTGCTGTCCTACAGGCACTCCGGAAGCGCATCTACAACCTCCTCCAGAAGCTGATTAAGGTCTTCACCGATGAGAGCAATTAACAATATCATTCTCCATTGCACAGCGACTCCGCAGAATACTAAGGTGGATAGCATTCAGCGATATTGGAAGGACCATCTCAAGTGGAAATCACCAGGCTACCATTGGCTGATTGGCAAAGATGGCACAGCGCACAATCTGGCTACAGATGCTCAGATCTGCAATGGTGTGGCCGGCCATAACTCTACAGCAATTCACATCAGCTATATTGGCGGTGTGGATGACAGCGGAAAACCGGTGGATAATAGGACTGATAAGCAGCGGTCGGTAATGGAAGAATTGGTCAGGCTCTATCTGAAGAAATATCCTGGTGCTGCTGTGAAAGGCCACAACGATTTCACGAAGATGAAAGCCTGTCCTTCCTTCAAAGTATCGGATTGGCTCAAAGAGATTGGCCTATGACTCCATCCTGGAAACTCGGACAGCTGCGAATAACATATCTCAATACCATTGCCTCCGAATTGGAAGGACTGCCCAAGAGGACAGCCGGTCGGATTCTCCATGAGCGAAGGCCAGATCTATTCTATTCCATCAATGCAGCCAGAGTCTTCCTGCAATCACTGACCAATAGCATGGGTAATAAAAAGCCTCCTGTGCAATTTCAATCACCTTTTATGAACCAAGACAAATCTACCATCCAAGAAGGTCTGGCCAAATTACGGGCCTACCAGGCAAAGCAAGAGCCGCAGATTGTATTGAGCGACTGCGAGATTCTCATTCTATCCGACATCCATCTTCCCTTCCATGACCAGGAGTCACTCTCTGTGGCCATCGACTATGGCATGGAGCGAAAGCCAGATGTTGTGTTGCTGAATGGTGACATTCTGGATTGTTACGATATCAGCAGGTTTCACAAGGAGCAAGACCGGCCATCCATCGTGGATGAATTGCAGATGGGCAAAGAGTTTCTCACATTGCTCAGACAGGCTTTCCCTGATGCCAGGATAATTTACAAACTCGGAAACCATGAGGAGCGGCTTCGCAATTACATCCTCAAGAATGCTCCTGAATTCGGCAATCTCGCAGCCTTAGAACTTCATGTTCTCTTGGGATTTGAAGAGCTGAAGATTGAGCGAGTAGACCGGGCAATCGTGAAGGCAGGGAAATTGAACATCCTGCATGGCCATGAGATGGGAGAGGCTATCTTCTCTCCGGTCAATCCGGCCAGAGGATTCTTTCTAAAAGCAAAAGCCAACACATTGGTAGGTCATTACCACCAGAGCAGCCATCACAGCGAAGGCAATCTAAACGGAGACAAGGTAGGTGTATGGTCTACAGGCTGTCTCTGCTCACTGTCTCCGGAATACAGGCCGTATGCCTTCACCAAGTGGAAGCATGGATTCGCATACGTTACAGTCCATGAAGATGGTACATTTGTCGTAGAGAATAAAGAGATCATTGATGGCCGAATCTATTGACAATCCATACGAATTCCTTGCCTTCACTCTCTCAGTGAAACAGACAGGGCAGGAATCAACATTCAGAGTGAGCGCACCGGCAATGACAAGTGAATGCGTAAGGGCTGCATTCCATGCAGTTCTGTCTTGCGGCCATAACATTGACAATGTCTTGGATGCGATGGAAGGCATCCTGGAAGAGTATCGCGGATTGGAATTCGTTACAATCGAAGAAGGAGATGAGGAGTAGTATTATTCTATTGGCCATCCTGTTGGCCGGGTGCAAATGTGACGGCGATTATATTGTGCGTAACAAATTTGTAAACCTTTACAATCCATCATTTGCGACATATCATTACCGCGCAGGTTGCACATGGGAAACCACAATGGATAGCAGCAATAAGTTCAATGTTGGCGATGACATCCGTAAGTATAAAAAGCCATGAGAATACTAATCCTACTGACCGCCCTGCTGCTAATCGGGTGCAGCACCGAACGCCGTTGCGCCCGCGCCGTGAACCGCTGCGCGGCGGGAAAGACTGATTTGCATATTCGCAGCAAAGGGTGTACTTTTGCCTGCGTTATGACAGCCATGAGCAAAGATAAACGCAAGGGCGGGCGGCGGCGGCAATTCGAGCCGCTGGCAGCCGTCAAGAAACCCATATACGTGCCGGAAGGCATGGAGGATGAGGCAATCGAAGCGGCCCGCGCCGCGATTCATGAGCTATGGAAAGCTCGTAAGAAAGGGAAAGGATGAGGGCTAACGTTTCGGGTATTGCCGAAGGCGTGGATTATATTTGATAAAGTTAAATTGAAATACAAATGTTGAACAAAGCAAAAATTTTCATAGTAGCAATTCTGCCACGCTTTTGCAAGTCAATTTATAGGGATAGTTTTAATCCACCTGTGTCGTTTGTTGAAAATGGCAGGTAACTCATCTATAACTACACCATGCGAACCGTCCTAATCCTATCCGCCCTGCTGCTAATCGGGTGCAGCACCGAACGACAGTGCCGGAAGGCTGTGGCCAAGTGTGGATGGAAGAGCGATACAGTGGAGCTGTGGGATTCGGTGCGAATAGAGCGCACAATCACCGATACATTGGTAGACTTCCAGACTCTCAGCTACTACGATACTATCCAGATAGATCGCGATCGTGTGCGGATTCGATTGGTAAGGCTACCAGGTGACAGCATCTTCGTCCAGGCAGAGTGCCGGGATACGACCATCCGCTATGTCAAGACCATAGTGAGTAATAAGGTGAGTATCCGGCCATGGTGGCTGTGGTATCTGGTGGGTGTTGCCTTCCTATTTGGGTTCATCCTCAGAAACAGATTGCCTATTTGAGTAATCAAAAGGTATGATTCGGTAAATATTCTGCCATAATCCACAGATTTTGTGCATAAGGTATTGCGGGAATAAATCCTGATACTACCTTTGCTACATGGAAACAGCACAAAAAACCTACATCGTACGTTCAATCGTACCGACAGTCTATCAGATCTCATCGCTCTCTACTCTGATGGGTGGAAACAAACCATGGGGCGGAGGTCGCTATGGCTACGAAGAAGAATTCTTCAGTCTTGAGCAGGCCAAAGAATGGATGCACATGAGGAATGATTACCTTCACTCCGATGGCACAATCACAGAGCCACAGCACGAAGAGAATAAATTGTCAATTGATGACAATGGATTCATGTACTACGATGCAGCATCGGCAAGAATTGAGGAGGTGACCAATGACTGACTTCACAAGGTGGATGCGATTCATTCGCATTCAGAGAATCAGAACAGAGCATCGATTGGCTATTCAGTATAATGACAAGCCGGTGATCAGTGTGCAATATCGCAAGAGACTTTTCGAAGCAACAAAAATTCAACCTAAAAACATATGAACTATTTCAAATCAATCGATGGCTTATCAGCCGTATGGGTACAGTCTGATGAATGTGCCTGGACAGTCTACTACTATCCTTCCATGCATCTTTCCAAGATCTGCTGTGAGTCTGGACCCGATGCCGTGAAATGGGCAATGCAAGTAATGACCAATGCAGAGCCATGCACTGAAGAAGAATTCAATGACATATACAATCGTGTCATTCACCATCAGCGAATTTACCGGAAGGAGGCAACAATATGAGACTCTAGGTGGAATTCTCGGTTAAAGAATTGGGAATATCATTTAGAAGGCTTTCCAGGATGGGTTCAGCAAAACCTAATTCAATCGAAATGATACATTCAACCGAAACCAAAGAGATCTTCGCAGCTATTGTGAAGGCACAGGCCGAGATGCCGACAGCACCGAAAGACGGAAACAATCCACACTTCCGGTCAAAGTATGCCACATTGCAGAGCATTGCAGAGACAGCCAAGCCTGTCCTGAAAAAGCATGGATTGGCCATCACTCAGACTTTTGAAAATGCCTGCGATGGCATATCCATCGTGACTACCCTGGTCCATGAATCCGGTCAATACATCTCCGGAAGCCTGTATCTGAAGGCTCAGAAGAATGATCCGCAGGGCTATGGTTCTGCTATCACCTATGGCCGGAGATACGCCATGGCTGCTATCCTCGGAATGGTCGCTGATGAAGATGACGATGCCAATGCGGCAAGCCTTCCACCATCAGCACCGGCCAAGAGCGATGACAATAAGCCATGGCTTGATGCGAAAGATGAAGCATATCAGAAGGCCATGGAGTATGTGAAAGGCAAGGGAGAGCAGGAGCTGAACAGAGCATTGGCCAGGCTGTCTGAATCTTACAAGGTCAACAAGGTAATGCGCGAGGCCATGAAGGTGGCAGCACTTGCCGCAATGCACATGGAGTCATGAGATACTTTATCATGCTCATCGCATTCTTTGTCTTCATGGTGGTATACTATGCTGCCATCATTATGGATGCATTCAATTTCTTCCGACGATCCATCTTTAGCACTAAGCAGCCATGACATTTCCACTACAGCGGAAGCATCGCAGAGATGGCACTCCGCGAATAGGCTACACAGACGATGTCTACAGCGAGTCTCTGGACTGCATATGGACATACGTTTCCGGAGTCTTCAATGTGCCATTGGAAGCTGCGACAAGCCGAAGACGATACCAGGAATATGTCATTCCAAGGCAGGTGTTCTACTATTTTGCATCAGACCTGACCCAAGCCACATGGCTACAGATGGCGAAATATACAGAGCGCGACCATAGTACAGCCATTCACGGAGTGAAGACGATGCAAGACCTCATCGATACGGACAAGAGATTTGCGGCCAAGATGCTTGAGATCCGCAATGGCCTGATGGATTTCTTCCCAACCGGATCGGTAATCGATGCCAAGTATCGGCCAAGGGAAAATGAATGGTTCTTTGCAATGTGCATGGGCTGACCTATATTTGTACCAAGTTCGGAAGCTAACCAATTGACACCTGGTCCGAATTACAAGGTTATGATTAACGATTTAAACAAACGCTCCGGCAGAGTATCTGTGCATCCCAACCTTGGGGATGGTGTCACACAGAGAAATGTCGGAGCGTTTTGCTTTTATGGCGCAAGGTAAAAAATCATTTCTCCTCTATTGTGACCAACGTGGTCTCTTCGACAAGCTGCCTGATGAATATGCGGGCAGATTAATCAAACACATCTTCGCTTATGTCAATGACGAAAATCCTGAGACGGATGATCTGGTATTGACCATGGCTTTTGAAGCAATAAAAACTGCATTGAAACGCGATTTACAGAAATATCAGGAATTTGTTGAAAGACAAAGAGTTAATGGGAAAAGCGGTGGCCGTCCTAAGAAACCCAATGAAAGCCAAAAAACCCAAGCCTTTTCTGAGAAACCCAAAAAAGCCGATAATGATAATGATAGTGTAAGTGATAATGAGAATGAGAATGTAAAGAAGAAGAACACATTCCCATCTATTGAAGATGTGAAAGACTTCTTCAGAGAAAAAGGCTACAGCCAGGATACAGCAGTCAAGGCTTTCGAATATTATTCCATCAACCAATGGAAGGACGGTAATGGAAAGCCTGTCAAGAATTGGAAACAGAAGATGATTGCCGTATGGTTCAAGCCGGAGAATCTTCAGAAGAAACCATCAACCGAATACGCTACACTGACATGAAAGACCTAACACTTGAACACGAGGTATTGGCTACCTTAATCAACTCAGCCAAGGCACAGCTCCACATCACAGAATGCACAGAGGAATTCTTCACGGAGATTGAAACCATGGCAATCTTCCGGAGCATTCAGCAGCTATCGAATGCCGGTGAACCTATTGACCTATTAACCGTATCGCTGAAGATGGGCAAGCTCCAATTCAAACCTGTCATCACGGCACAGATAGCGGCCAAGTATGTCAGCGATAGTGCCATTGAATACAAAATCAAGGTGCTACATCAGATGTACATTCAGCGAAATCTTGCCAAGATCGCGAAGGAATTGGAATACAAAGCACAGGACAGCAACAATGACCCATTCACACTGATGGCAGATACTCAGCGAAAGATGGATGAATTGGGAGTCATCAATAGAACCGATGGAGTTCACATTCACAAGGTGGCTGTGGACCGGGTAAATGACATCGCCAAGAGGAAGGCTGAAGGTATTCGCACATTGGGTGTGCCATCCGGATGGGAGACATTGGATAAGTTTACCGGTGGTCTTGTGCCAGGTGAATTTTGGGTGGTGGCCGGAAGACCAGGTATGGGAAAAACATCTTGGGCCACAGCACTATCCATCCGGCATTCATTGGCCGGTAACAAGGTGGCATTCTTCTCCTTGGAAATGACGAAAGAAGGTCTCGTGGACAGGATCCTATCGGCAGAATACTCCATCAATGGCGAATACATCAGGACAGCCAATCTATCTCAGGAACAATTGGAGGCAATGGCGCGGCTGAATAACATTGCAAGGATGGGAATCTACATAGACGATACCAGGAGGCAGACCATTGACCAGATTAGGGCCAAGGTAAAGATAATGAAATCGAAGCATCAGATATCCATGGTGGTGATTGACTACCTTGGTCTCATCAATCCACATGATGCCAGGGCTATTCGTGAACAACAGGTGGCTTACATCTCTCGCCAATGTAAACTCATTGCCGGTGAATCCAATGTGACTGTCATCGCACTCAGCCAATTGAACAGGAACAGCGAGAGCAGGACAGACAAGCGACCAGGGCTTGCAGACTTACGCGAATCCGGAGCGATAGAGCAAGATGCAGATCTGGTTATCTTTCCCTTCCGTCCTGCCTACTATGACAATGACAAGCCATTGGTGGAGGAGGCTGAGACTATCATCAGCAAGAACCGCAATGGACGGACCGGAATCATCCCATGCAAATTTGAATCACAATTTTCAAGTTACATTTTCTAACTTTGCAAGACCTATGACCATTGACATATTTCTAATCTTGCTCTCCATTGCCGGTGCTGTAGTTCCATTCGCTCTGAATAATTCCATGAATCCTGATGGCGTATTCGGTGGATACTATGTGTTCCGCTGTCCTGAGTGCCTGTCATTCTGGCTGTCGCTTATCGCATTGATGTTACTCGGAATCAATCCAATCTTCGCAGGCATCGCACCAATC